TTGTGATTGATTCCTTCTTAGTTCCTGGCATTCATCAAATATGATGGTATCGAAATGCTTCTCAATCAATGGATCAAACCAAGCCCGGATGACCAAATAATGAATTATGTAGATATCGGCATCAGGGATAGGATATGGCTTCAACCCATTGATTACATGAATGTCAATGTCTTCACCAAGGAATTTATGTATTTCTGATTTCCATTGTAATATCAAATGTGGTGGAACAACAATCAGAGCTGGGTATTTGCCATTCTTTGATAAGAGAGCTAGAGCCTGGACTGTTTTACCTAAGCCCATCTCATCAGCTAGGATACACATCTTGTTATGTAGCATGTAGGCCAAGCCTTGTTTCTGGAAGTCCATCAGTTCGCCTTTAAAATCAGATGAGGGTTTCACCTTACCTCTCTTCTTATTGATTAGTTCCTTCCCTATAACATAATCAACGGCATCCATATAGGCTTCATGCCAGCGTTCCTTATCCTTAATCTTCAATGGGTATCTTTGCATGAGCCAATTGAGATCGGCGATTAATCGCCTGTTATCAGAGATGTATGAGCATCCTTTCCTACCAGTCCTAGAGGACGGGAACAATCTCTTAATCATCATTATAACATGCGGTTTCGCCTTGACAATCCATACATAGTTTCCATTATAGTCCTTTCCATATTCCAATGTGCCAACATACTTACCGGTGTGTCTAGAATCGTTCATATATGGTGGCAATAAACTCTTATTATCAGAGCCACTATCCATTAATATCACCAAGAAGCTCTGGATTATCAATGGTATTGCCTATCACATAGCCTGATTCAAAGTTAAGGTGCATCTGGTCATCAAACTTAGCCCAATAGAACTGTTCTAAATCTTTGATAACAAACCTGTGATTGGTACGACCATCAGACCAGATGTCCTTCTCATAGATGTCAACCTCGTTGGTATCCATCTCACCAGTCCATTGACATAGCGTATCTAATCTAAGCCATTCTTTATCTATAAGGTGTTTCAATTCCCAATCATGAAACAAATCATCCATATCAAAATAATACCAACCATCTGTTGTAATACCCTGATGACGTTCAATTAACTTAGCCCTGAATTTCAATTCTCTTTGCTCATCATTACTCATCTAATAGCCTCGCGGTTCTGTGCTCGATCCAATATAAAAAAGGATCTCAGGTAGTTGTTAGAGTGCATCCCAACAATGCCTTAATGTAATCATACCGTAATATCAATGAACTATTTAATCATTATCATGAAAGAGCGTTGACATACTTTCACATGATTTTACCAAATTTGCCACACTTATTACCATACTTTATGAATAACATCTGCCATACTTTTGAGGATTTACCATACTTTTGTCAGACTTTTGACAGGCTTATATTAACCAAATATCAACAAGCCAGTAATTTTATTGACACAGTTGGTACACTTTTTCGCTATTATTATCATGTAACACACGACTTTATAATTAATACATATACCTCTATTACCTTATCTTATATACATACACTCAGAATGCGATAATATAAAAAAAAGTATGCCAAGTATGGCAATAACAAACACCCATACAAATATCTAAATCAGTAGTGAACCAAAACATAGTGATACATATCATTCGTTTAACCACGCAAAACGCACTCTGGCTGGAAAAATGTCTTATGGTTCTGTAATTCTGGATCCTGTAATGTATGTGTAATGTAGTCAAAATGTATGTGATGTGTAGGCAATATACAAGTATATTAGTATCTACAAATATATTGGTAGATGAAAGATACTGGCTGTGTGTTAAACACTAGATAACCATTGGTTGTATACAAACTTATTGGTAGGTACTATATCTCTGGTAATGGGTGTTTGTTATAATCAACTTTCACCATCTCATAAGTATAATTATCTTCCTCCTCGATCTTATCATAATTATCTGGTTGTGTTATCTCAATCCTGTCAATGATTATCCTTTCATTAAGAACGTGTTTAGCTATTCTAATGATATCCAATAATTCATCTCTTTGGAGGTATCTGAAATTAGGATATAGTAGATGGCATTTGCTATGACAGCTCTTACACATTAGCATGATGTTATCCGGATCGTTATTGTTATGATTACAATCTTTATGGTGGATGATATATCGTTTCCTTTCGCACCATTCACATTCTAGCCTTCTCCCAATCTCTTCCAATGCTTTGATTACATCAGCCGACTTATATCTTCTATAGCCTTTATATCGATCTATGTTTAATCTCATTCAATCACCATCCAGCCTTTACTAATCTATCATCAACTGCCTTCTTACCAACTTTAGCATAGTGCTTATGTAATGTCTGTATTGAACAGCCTAATAGATCCGCGACATCCTGATATGATAGTCTCACATCCTCTATGAGATAGACAGCCAATGAGTGTCTTAGTGTGTTAGGGCTAATATCAGATAATCCCCCCCTATCACCTATTTCCTTTATGATTCTGTAGAAATACATGTTTCCAGTTTTGCGTCTTCTATTGGCCATCTGGTTATAATATTCTTCCACATTGAAATCTATCTTATTGTGCTTGATAATTCCAGGCAATATCTCCCATAGATTCTTAACACCTTTGATCTTTCCCTTCATTGGTCGAAACCATTTGATGTGAGTGTGTCCGTTTCTTTGTATCTCTTTAATTCGGGATTCCTTTCTATATAGACAACATACATGCATTCCAGTATATCTTAGTATCATGAATACTCTATAATGATCACTATCCTTTGGATAAGTCATTGCTATCACCTCTAATCTATCCAGATCCTCTGATGTCATCGGTAGTTTTTGCACCATAACTATCACCATTGTTATATCATATCTTAATGTGTTACGCCAGTGATGTAATACGAACTATATAAGAGTTATTATCGATCAATTATCTGAGGTGTCGGACAAGTGTCATCCACAACAACATCACAACAATCAACACATCATCCAGTGACCAGCACCACAGCCCAGCCACACCACTGGGTCTTGGGCGGTTCGGAGCAAGGAAAGGGAATATGGTGAGGTGCATTGAATCACTGGTAGTATATTTATGATAGTTGATTGCGTAGTTTACATAAAATGGTACAGATGATATAAATAGTATAACATCATACATCTGCTCACCTGTGACCATCGTAGGTAGGTTCGGGCACAGTGAAAAATCCCTTTACGAGCACCCTGCCTACACTCACAATGAAAGGAGATATGATATGGATATCAAAGATGTCAAGGTCGGGATGACTGTTCGCATGATTAATGAGAAGGATAATAATGGTAACGATTATCACGGTCTAAAATATGGTAATGTGGGTGTTGTTTGTGGCATTTATAGTCTAAATAATCATGTTCTATTGTGTGGTTATGGATCATGGTCATTTGATTTAAGTTCATTAGAGCTAGCGTATTCTCTTGAGATAGGGTGTAAGGTTCGTGTTGTTGATAGTAGATATAAAGAATATAATGGCACTGAGGGTATCGTAACTGACATATCAGCCTCAGGTTATTGTATCATCATATCACATACTGGTTCAAGATACCAATTCAACAAATCAGAATTAATAGTTCTGGATCCTGCGCCAAAGAAAGAGATGAAACTTGAAGTCGGATGTAGGGTGAGGGTAATAAATAATGGATACCTACATCTTAATGAAGGCATCGTCAAGAAATACTCTCCTGGTTGTATGGTTGATGTTCTCTTTGATAATAGAACGTATAAGGTAAATGTTAGCAAGAGACATCTGCAAGTCATCGAGCCAGCACCAAGGGGAGGGGTTGTAAAAGGCACAATCTTTGATATGGAATATTACGGGGATTTCCACATTTCAAAGGAAGCACTTGAAAAATTCAAGATAGATATCAAGGATGGTGGACTATACGCAAATAAATTCCAAACTTGGTCCAAACAGATGGATGATGTTGCTAGAATGTTCTCATATGAGGATATCGAAAAGTGCATGGCAGATATTGAACAATCTGATTTGGATAAATATGGTAAATGGGCTTTGGATTACTTCAAATCATCATATTCGATATCAATGTTAGGAGAGCCAATCGTAGGGTTTGATTGGGCAATAGGAGGAAATAAAATGGAAATAGATCACAAAGAAGCTAGAGAACTAGCCAAGAAGACTGATGATGAATTCGTTGGTTTCGACACCAAGACAGGGACTGTAATGATGAAGAATGCTGGTGAAGTAATGATTCGGGAGAGAGACATTTCGATCATGCTCACTGATGATGACATCGATAGATTGATGCATTCAAAGGGCTTGAAGGAGAGCCTTGGTAAGTTCCAGATTGGAAGATATTCTGATAACTTGACCGTCAAGATATCCTACATTGAACCTGTCAATGAGATCAAAGAAGAGCAACCAGAAGCGGATTAATCTGCTTATATCACGATCCATACGGGCTTTGTTGTTAAATTGCGACTACCATCCCTTTTGACAAGGCTAGCCCTAGGATACATGCGCCTGGTCATGCCTGACTAACTGACCACCTCACTGTCGAGCAGAGGTCCATAAAGATGTCCCCAACAAATACCCCAACAGACTGAAAGGGGCGGGATACTCGTAAGAAGTCAAGCAAGACGTTCACGGGAGCAACCTCAAGGGCTGAAGGGGTGGAACCGAAACTGCTCCCACCTCAATCTAATGGAGATGAATCATGGAAATTGATAAGAGACTGCAAAAACACTATGAGGGCAACATACGGTGTGACCTGTGTGAGAGAGAGCTAGATGATGGGGAATCCGTTTGCACTCTCCAGACGGGAATGTTAATTGAGGCTGATGGTGATGACTCTACACATGTGCAATTCGGTGGAGATCAAGAGGTCACCGTTCTGTGTAAGGAATGCTCTCCAAAGGTGATGGTAGTAGTGAATGAGTGATTTCATGACTAATACAGATTATATAATGAATCAACAAAACAATGTCATCGACCTCATCTTGGAAAAGAAGTCAGAGGTCACCAATAGTAAGTCCATTGGTCGTATTATTGGTGTATCAACAATGCGGGCATCCCTTATCTTACAAAAGATAGGTGAGTTATCAGGTGCTATCGTGTATCGCAGGGCTAAGAAATATGATGTCGATCTTGACAAATTAAGAATTTACAGGGAAAACATGGGAGTTGAATGAAATGGATATGGATGAAGCTGGAGATATGCTAATCAATAGAATTCATGAATTGGTAAAGAAAGAATCATTATTGAACGAATGCCTTGATGCTATGCAGACTTTCTGTGATAGAGTTGACAAGGGGGAAGTTCGATCTGTTAAAACATATGGACAATTCAAAGAAATACTTGATAGGAGATGAATAAGATGCCAACGAAAGAAGGATTTATAGAGACCTACAAACAGGTCACTGGAAAGAGTTTGACAAAGAAGACAGCAGCAAAGGAACTAGCCGACAATCTGAACAAACACAAGCCTCTGAAGAGGATGTTCTTTGAGTTGTTCCCAAAGATGGAAGAGACAGCTGAGGATGTCGCTTGTGCTGGCATGAGTAACCTGTTCGGGTGATTATATGACTTGGTGCTTAACACATATAACACGAGAACAGGCTTTGAAGGTCATGGAGAAGGCAAATAAGGATGATATTCACATATATGAAATTCACCATTCTATAAATCCAAAGGTAGTTCTTATACACTCAGATGGAGAGATAATCCTAGCAAACGCTAGTGAGGTCAACCATGACTTGCATATGGCTATGATGGATAAAGATAATGTTCAAGGTCAATCTAATTGTCCCGAATGTGGAACAGAACTGCAGAACAGTCCAGACGGCCCATGGTGTAAAACATGCCATCCTGATGCTCCACTTAAATTCCATCTTGAAGAATCCAATGTAAACAACAGGTGATAACATGCCAAGGCGCGGAGTATCTATCACCGATAAACAAGACGAGTGGCTTAATGACCACCCCGAGATAAGTCTTTCAGGCTTTGTCCAGAAGAAACTTAATGAGTTAATGGATAAGATATAATGCGACCTAGTGTAGCGGTAACATTTCAGGCTCATGACCTGACAAGCTTGGTTCAAATCCAAGGGTCGCAATCATAATGTAGAGCAGCCTAGTGAGCTGGGAACGGGGTCGCCCCCTGGAGTGGTGGGTTCACATCCCACCCTCTGCACACATTTACCCTGTGGTTTAGTCTGGCCATAACTTCGGACTTTGATAGATTCTAGAAGGACTTCAAATCCTTTTCCGACCCTTGGATCTGGAATCTAAAGAAATCCGGCGACCTCGTTTCAAATACGAGCAGGGTAACTTTTTTTCTTAACAAAGATTAATATATCATGTAATCTATTAATATCACGGTGCGCCAAATGGAAGAATGTCCCATATGTGATGTAGAGTTTGAAGGCGAATCAGTTCTTTGCCCGAATTGCAATTCAAATAGATTCTATGATAATGATGATAAGGAGATTGAGTATCGTGATAAAACAAAGGTCATGATAGACAAGCTCAAAGAGGTCTTTGGTGATGATTACGATGATGTCCTTCATGATGACATGGTTCGGCAATTAGTCCGTTGTGAAATCAATATGAGGCACTATGAGAAGAAGATAGCCAATGATGATGAGTCTAAGATTATCATGGATTTGCTAAGGTCCGAGCGTAATCACTGGAAGAACCTAGCCGATAAATTGAATCTGACAATCAAATCAATCAGGAAGGATACCAAGTTCATGAAGCATGATGTTGTTGGTGATTTCAGAGAATATCTTCTGAAGGCTATGGAATCAATGGATGCTAATAAGCCAAAGGAAAAATCAGAGGAAGACAATGGATAATCAGAAATTCATAGATCGACTGGAAAATGATGTCGGGTTCTTTGCCCACAACATATTGTATAAGCGAAGGTGGACATTAGCACCTAAGCAGATATCCCTTATAGAATCGTTTAGAAATGACAATCACACAGTTGGAATATTTTCCCGGCAAAGTGGAAAATCTGAGTCACTAGCCGTATATGACACTCATGAATTGTGTTTTGGTAAGGATAAAAACGGTGAACCAGACCACACTATTCTTTATGCCCCATCTCTACCACAGACATCAATTGTAATGGGCCGTGTCCACCAATTCTTTAACACGATTCCTATTTTGAAAGGATATGTTCAAGACCAGCTTAAGAGAACTATCACTATGAAAAATGGAAATACACTTCATACATTGTCCGCTTCAGAACAGGCTCATGTGGATGGATACAGCCCTACAAAAATCCAGATAGATGAGGCTCAGGATGTTAATGATAGGCTGTATTATGAGGGAATCTTACCCAGTGGAGCAGCGACTGGTGCTAAGATTCAAGAGATTGGCACACCCAAAAGGCGAAATCATTTCTATCAACTCACCAGAATCAAAACTGGCGTATCTGTAATTACCCAGAAATGGACTGAGTGCCCATTTATAGATAAGGAATATGTCTTGCGTAGGAAGGCCAGAATGCCAAGAGCAAAATTCGATGCTGCATTCAATTGTATATTCCTTACTGATGTTGATGTTGCTTTCGCTACTGAGATGCTTGATGCAATAATAAAAATAGATCCTGATGAATTGGATGGATTACCAGACATGCAACATTATTTCTTAGGCGGTGATATCGGTAAACAGGATGAGACTGTCTTTGTAATCCTTGGATGGAGTGGTAATAAGCTTTATCAGGTTGATTTAAGACGGTTATCAGCATTCAAATCATACAAGCTTGTGTTTGATGAAATAATCGATCTTTACGATGAATACAACATCGCCAATGGTCTGGTAGATATGACTGGGGTCGGTGAAGGCATCATTGATATGTTGCCTCAGACAGTTCCAGTAGAAGGTGTATTCCTTAGCAATGAGGAAAAACAAGAGATTGTTGATGAGTTCATGAAACTTGGTGAGGGTGATGTAGATGTTGGATTCGATCCAAAAGTAGAATTCTGGAAGGATTACGACCTAAGACAACAATTCTATGAATGGGAAGCCAAAAAGCTGAAAAGCGGTAAGACAAGATACCATCATCCAAAAGGATCAAATGATGATATCGTGATTGCGGCATTGCTAGCTTGTAAGGCTTATGTAGATGAAAATGAGGTTGTCGATTATGGCTCAGGTTCAAGTGTTCAGAATGTCAGGCAGGGATTATCTGTGTTGAATAATAACGACCCAAACAATGTTTTGAGGCATGGAAATCCATATACCAGTTGATTAATCATAACATGACCATCACGATATATGTAAGATAATGCATCATCTGGTCAAATCCTAGTAACCACCAATACCTTTCACTTGTGTCTGGTTTCAATTCAAATTTATCATTGATTTGAATCTTTGCCCAATCAACATGATAATGTACGATGAATTCCATTGGAAGTATCCACCAAGCATTTAATACAACGGCAACTGGAATACTGAATGCGACCATCAAAACACTATGTAATATTCCTCCAGGATGCCCATATTTACCCTTGTTCATCCATTGATAAGGTGTCTGTAGAACAAAATCAACTAACCAATGTTTGAATATTAACCACATAATGCAAAATAGAATTGTATTCATTCAAGCCACACCCGTTCACTTTTCCAAGCATCCTCACACCTGACGGTCAAGTTCAATCCATCCCTTGTGACTCGTTCGATTATAGCCAACACCAAATCGCATTCACCGTAGCAATCACCAAGTGAACCACACACCAATACAACCTCTTCTCTAATCACAATCACCTTTTCTTTTTATTCCTTCGTGGCTTGTCCCAGTATGGTGAATGGCACTTTGGACAAACTATTGGCTTTTTCCCCTTAGTTTTTGGTTGCCATTCATAATAACATCTTGAGCACCTATAACCATCAACAGTCATTTTTATTTTCATGTAATCAACCAACATGATTACAAAATATATAAATTCTTGTAACACAATAATCATAACATAACTTTTATATATTCTCTTTTATATTAATACACCTGTTAGATTCTATGCCCAATGAAGATAAGATAGATGATGAAGAGGTCGAGGCTGACTATGGGAATAAAGAGCGTGGATATGTCCAGGCTTTTGATGAATATGTCAACGACATGATAGCATACATTGATTCCAATGGTGCTGATGAGCCAAGTAATGAAGCTCGGCGTAGAATGATGAAGGATGCTCAGGTCAAAGCCGTTGTCGGTTTAACTGTTGAAGCCGTATTATCAGCTGGTTGGGAGATTCATTATGACTGGGATGAACAGAAAGTATTAGGAACCCAGATGACTAATTACCTTTATGAATCATTGAATAGAATCAATGAGCATCCTTGGAGTGCTGGTGGTATTGAGGATCTGATCGAGAAATGGATGGATGCTCTCTGGTTCAAAAAGATGGTATGTGAGCTGGTATATGCACGCGATCCAGTCCAAGAATATATATTTGTCAAAAAGGCCAAGGTCTTACCACCAGAGAGTATCAAGTTACCATGTGATGAATTTGGAAATCTCAAAGCAATTCAGCAATTCCCTTATAACATAGAACTTGAAAATAAATATCCAACTGGAAAATATGTCGACCAAGATCCAATACTACTTGACATGAACAAGGTTTTGCTTTGGGTCAATGGTGATGATTATAGCCAGTTCATTGGGAAATCTGACCTTGATGCCGTCTATAAATATTGGTTCCTAAAGGATTTCATTCTTAAATTCTGGTCAATATTCATTGAGAGATTCGGTGCTCCTCTTTTAATATCATTCGTTAAGGCCAAAAATATGAAGGCAGCTAGGGATGGATTGAAAAACATAATCACCAGTACATCTTTCGCACTTGAAAAGGATGATAAAGTAGAGATGATGGAACCCAAGAAAGAGGGTGAGGCATTCAAGATAATGATAACCTATTGTGATAATGAAATCACTAAGGGTCTTCTTGTCCCATCATTGTTGGGTGGTTCTGAGGTCGAGGGTTCAAAATCATTAGGTGATTTATTTTATAAATTATTTGAATTCAGGATAGAATACATTCAGCGTAAACTACAAAATCTTACCCGGGCACTTATTAAAAAGGAAATAGATTTGAATTTCCCTAATGTTAAACATTATCCTGTATTCACATTCAAGCCATTCAGCATCACTCAGAGGGTCAAGATGGCTCAGACATTCGATCTATTGATTAAGAATTCATTGGTGCATCCTCTTGAACCGTGGATAAGGCGTGAACTCCAATTGCCTGAGATGGAAGATAGATTCGCGGATGACTTGGATCAATCGTGGAGAGCCAAACAGACAGCTGGCAGTCAAGCTATAATTGATACACCATCACCAGTAGCCGGTATTACGCGAACAGAAGCCCAGACCAATCAGCGCGAAGGAAAGGACGTTGGGGAATCATCTCAATTTGCAGATGGTAGAATAGCACAATTGGAGGCTCAATTAGATAGTGCCGAAAAGAAATTTGGAGATTTCTTAGTTCCTACAATTCAAAATTCAATCAAGAAATTAATCAAAGAAGTTGAAAAGAACTTAAAGGATGATAAGTCAATTGAATTCGCTGAAACACCAACATGGCTTGATAGTCTCAAATTGGAAATTGTTGGCTTTGAAGCTGGATTCCTTGAAATGTATGATGAGATATTGGTTGATATCGTATTGGGTGATCAAACTCATTTAACCGGCTTCGGTATGGAACCATCCTTTGATGTCAGGACTAGAACCGGCGCATTTAATTTCATTGAACAGAAAATGTCCAATATAAGAAATGGACTGATTGATTATGGAAGTGCCAATGCGAATGACCTAGAATTGAGAATACTTGAAGATACAAAGAAGATAGTTCAGGCTGGCTTAGATGAAGGATTGAGAGGCCGTGATGTAGTTAAGAACCTTGAATCGGGATTGCTTGGCGATAGATATTCTAAAGCTCAATTAAAGACAGTGGTACAAACAAATACAACATCAATAATCAATCAAGGAAAGAAGGCATTTGGAAGAGCCAATACCCCATTTGTGAAGGGAATGAGATTCATTGCGGTTATTGACAAAGTTACAACTGACATTTGCCGTGAAAGAGATGGGAAAGAATTTGCTATCAACGATCCAGCACTTGATGCCAATACCCCGAGCCTTCATTTTTCATGTAGATCAATTTTAGATTATATAATAGAAGGAAGTCCCCAGTATGACCCAGCTGGAGTCGAAACTTCAGTACCAGAAGGTTTTGGTGATGTAGCATGACACCTTGGAATACTATTGAAGAATTGCCAGATAATATAAAAACGCATCAGGGAATTCCTCTGACTTTAGAACAGGCTAATAAATTTGGAGAAATCTTTGATTCACTCAAAGGTCAAGAGGAAATAGATAATCCTGCAGCCGTAGCGTGGGCTACGTGGATAAAACTCTTTGAAAAATCAGAGGATGAAAAATCATGGGTCAATCGTGAGAAAGAGCTTTCCTTGTCACTATTAAAATCAAATATACATACAACAGTAGTGTTACAAGGTAGTGCTATACAATCCTTACTGGATAAATATCCACCAGAAGGCGAAGACAAGGCATGGTTGGTGTTCAGAAAAAGAATGGGTGAGGACGTTCAGGGATGGAATGTTGATCAATTACTCTTTGTTGATGAACCTAATGAGGATATTTTAGGTGCAGTTCTATGGGAGGGTGAATTTATGTTGTTCCCAGTTCATCCAGATATAGGTGGTGTTATAAATGGTGCAATTGTAGCCGAGCTTCCTGAAGATGGATTATCATTCAAAATAGAATCAATCCAAACAGTTACCAAACTATCTGAATCATTCTCAGCCGTTGCACCACATGACACACCAATGGCAGATATAGACATGGTTTGGGATGGAACATCCTCAGAACTCAACATAAGAAAATGGGCTTCTAGTGATGGTTCTGGTGATAAGGACAAAATAGACTGGGACAAATACAGATTAGGCTTTGCCTGGTACAATGGTGATGACCAAGAGAATCTGGAAAGCTATAAACTACCCCATCACGATATCATAGACGGCTCATTGAAAGTAGTCTGGAAAGGAGTAGTTGCAGCTATGGCTGCTTTACTTGGTGCACGTGGCGGTGTTGATATTCCGTCAGAAGATAAGAAATCAGTCTACACTCATCTATCTGGTCATTATGAACAGTTTGAAAAGGACACTCCCGAGTTATCAAAATGTGATGACTTTTACAGTGCTGTGACACCGAGATTTGAGCAACTGTCTGATGAGGATGCTGAAAGGACTGGTAAAACGGAACTCTTGATGATTAATGGTCCCGCAATAGCTGAGGGCTTTTGGAAGAACACAGAATTCCCAGCAGATGTTGTCAAGGATGCTTTGGATAGAGCTAGTGGACTAAGAATTGATGTAGAACATGAGGATGACACTTGGGAGAATGTCAAAGGATTTAATTACAAACCACGTTGGAATGATGAAATCAATGGTATTGATGTCAGCGGTGTCATCTTTGATGAGCGTGTCATAGATTGGTACAAACGTAATCCGGACACAAAGATAGGACTGAGTGTAAAACTCAATGATAAATGCACATTCGATTATTCAAGTGGTAAGAAGGTATGTACATACTTGGATTTCAAAGGGATAGCACTAACTCTAAATCCCGCCTGTAAGGTATGCTGGCTAAAGTCAGCAGAGTTGGTGGAATTAAGCTCATCGGATAAGAATTCTGATGGAGGAAAGAAAATGGCAGAAAAACCGAAAACGCCTGAAGAATTGGCCGCAGAAAAGAAGCTTGAAGAGGAGAAACTTGCGGAAGCAAAGAAACTCGAAGCTGAAAAGCTTGAAGCTGACAAGAAGCTGGCTGAGGATAAGGCAAAGGAAGAAAAACTGAAGGAAGAGGAAGCTGCTACTGCCAAAGCCGCAGCGGACTCTGCGCTCAATTCTGATCTCGAAAAGAGATTCAGTGCTATGCAGACGGAGATCGACACCCTGAAGCAGTCAAACGCAAATCTCAGCAATGAGAGGAGCTTGAGCGATACGAAAGCAATGGTTAACGGTCTGATTGAATCAGGTCAACTCTCTGAGGCCAAGAGAGAGGGAACAACCAAAGTTCTGATGGCTCTTTCGAGCGATGAGGACAGGGCTGCATTCCTGAATACCATTGGAGGCCAAGAAAACTGGAAAGCTGGAGAAAAGGGATTAGTCCTGTCAGAAGATGATAAGAACAAGGACAAGGACAAAGAACTTGAATTCAGTGAACCTGAAAGGGGCGTGTTCACATGAGCGACACTACAACTGGACCTCAAGAGGAAGATGTCAATGGCAGTGCAATCATAGATTCGACTGAGAGCGCAACTGTTGTTGATGGCATGGCCATGGAAATGATGGATAACGGCAATGTCAAGATCTGGAATGCTGGAAGATATTGTGGGCTTGCTCGCATTATTCAAGGCACATCCGCTGGCGTGGCCGAGGCTGTCAAGGGTGAGCGTGTAGGCTTACTCCGCAAGGGAATCCATGAGGGAATTGACAGTGAGGATGATACTCTGAAGCTCAATCAACCCGTGAAGTGTGTCGGCACTGCTGGAAAGCTTAGGCTATGGATTGGTGGATCTGATTATGTTGATGACCTTGTTGGGTATGTTGACAGGCTGAAGGATGCGAACAAGAAAATTCTGGTTCGCTTGACTGGAGGTGCATAATATGCCTTTGGAACCTGAAAAATACTATGAGGGTTTGTTCGTAAACCCTGATGCGATATCAGCCAAGCAGAAGATGTATCTGGCCAAGATGGTCAAATCTGTTCTGAAAGAATCAGGTGAGATGTCACTCGCACCTCAACTCTTTGTCGCCAATCCTTTGGACAGGAAAGCTGGTCTAAAAGGAAAATTCTATGACTGGGGTCAACTCATTGCTCGTCTGAAACCAGATGGAATCTCAACTGGTGATCAAAAGATCAAAGCATCTGACACAGAATACACTCTTGAGGAGTATGAAACCAAGATACCAATAACAGATGCGGCAAAGATAAATCTCGGTATGAGTGCTCAGGATCTGTTGAGTGCTGGAAATCATGCTAGGGCATTCTCTAGGGCTGTTGATTCCCAGGCTTTCAATCTTGTCAAGGATACTATGGCAACAACCTCTGGTACTGACTGGTCAAGTGAAACCGATAAGAACGTCCTTGCCCAACTCAATGGTATAATTAAAAAGCCACGTCAGGCTGGATTCAATCCAGATGCAATTGTCTGGACATCAGACCAAAGATCAAGAATCGATGACATTGGTATGAACTATGCCAATATGCTAACGGCTGAGGAACTGATCGCCAAGAAATTCCCAGGCATCAAGAAAACATATATCTGGGATATCATACAAGCAGAGAAGCCAGATGGAAGTGGATATGAGGAGTTCTTTGATCCAACAGGATATCTCTTCGTCATTGATACAAAGGCCTGTGGTGTATTCACACAGAGACCAATGACCCTTGAAAATGAAAGGAAAGCTGATGCTGGAATAGACATTGCGTATGCTAGAAAGTATTTCGCAACCGCACTTGTACAGACCAAGGCGGCACACCAGCTCGATAGCCTTGTCATTTAGACAGGAAATAGCGTGGTCTTAATGGCCACGCCTCTTTACTTTTTTGAAAGAAAAAGGAGAATCAAAACCACGAGGTGGACAAGATGGAAATCACGCGAGAACAAATTGAGAACGAGGAGAACTACAGAAAGCTCCAGGACATCGGTAGAACATTCAAAGAGGATGGTCACAAATTGGTATTGAATGCCAGAGAGGATGAACTGAAAATGCGCTTGCTAGTGATCTTTGATGAGAGTTATGCATTGGGTGAAACTGAGACTGAGGATATCGTAGAAGATATTCCAGAACCAGATGAGGGATCGGTTGAAGATGTCACAGATATTGTCGATGAGGCAATTAATGATGCCATTGAGGAAATTGAGACTGAGGATATCGTAGAAGATATTCCAGAACCAGATGAGGATTTGTTCATCGCACCAAGAGCCTATAATGATTGGGCTTCAGGATGGTCATTCACACCTGGTATGGACAAACCAAAGGCATTGCCAGACGAACTCACTCCGGGGCTTGAGAATGCTCTGAAGACTGGAAAGATAATTCCATATGAGGGGTGAGATGAATGAGTGACACCGATCCAGATTTACCGATAGATGACCAAGCTCAGGCTTTCATCATTTTGGCGGCTATTAAGAAGTCAGATGGTAAGCCATATCCTCTTGAAAAAGGGGCGGCTGGTGGAATTATAATTAATGCGGCCTTACCGTCAGATATAGATGCTTCTCTAGCAGTAACAGTTCCTGATTTGTTACAACACCAATTACCAGATATTCCTGTATTGAATGGTGTGTCCATAATTTGTGATTCTGGCAATATAGGTCAAATCTGGTTTGGTGGTTCATCCATTGCTGTTGGACTTGGTGGAGCACCCATAGCTTCTGGTGAGAGTTTACCATTCCCATTCAGTAACACAAATGCAATTTATTATATAGCTGAAGTAGCGACTGATACATTCTATGTAATAGGTGGTTGATATATATGGTTCCAGGTAAGAAAGATCATGGTAAGAAGCATCCAATAAATTCTATAAAAGACCATAAGCCAGTGGCAGGGACAACACCTGGAAACATAGTCATAATAGATGTAAATGGTCTTCCAGTAGAGGATAGCTTAACAAGTCTGGCATCCATTCTTGGTGGTATTAACATACAAGGTGCTTGGAATGCAACAACAAATGTTCCTGATTTGACATTGCCTGGTGCAAAAGTTGCTGGGCATGGATATATTGTCACTGTTGCTGGAAACACAAACCTAGATGGAATAACAGATTGGAAAGTAAAAGACATCGCATGGTTTGATGGTATAGCATCAGTTTGGAGGAAGATCGATAATACACAAGATATCCACGCATTAGGTGGATCTTTACATTCAGCAGATTTATTGGCAAATCTGAATTCAAAGGTAAGTGATACAGATGTTATAGGTGCAGATGGCTCTGTTCCTTTCACAGCAGATCAAAGCATGGGCGGTAATAATTTAACAAGTTTGGTTGACTATGACTTGGATGCAATATTTCTTGGAAATGCATCTGGTGGTTTGAAATCAAACAAACTATACAATCATGCCGTGAATAGAACAATAGGTGCTGGTAATAATCAAACAGAGATTGGTAATTTTGCTGGTGACAACCATTCTATAATTGTATCAATATCTGGACCTAATCCAGAAGCATCAAAAATATATATTATAAATGCTAAATCTAATGCGACAGGAGGTGCTTGGATGATAGCAAGACCAATATATGAAGTTGGTGCTTTGATAGAACTTCATGTGAATATTGATGCCACACACATGTATCTAAGACTTATGCCTGCAATATCATATGCCACACCAGATCCAACATTGATTCATATATTGAATTTTGGTGGATCTACATTCACAGCAACGTCTGGTACTGGTTCTGTATTAACACCACCAACAGCGTATTATGGTAGCATTACAGCGGATTCAATAGAAAATACACCAGCTGGAACAATTGCATCTACGGATGTTCAAGCGGCTATAAATGAACTTGATACTGAGAAAGCAACGCCAGCTGATATAACAACTGATATCGCTACACATGCGGGACTTCCAAGTGTCCATCACGCAAAGTATCTTGATAGTGAAGCGGTATCTGCTATGGGTGCTAAAGCCGATGGTAATCCACTTAACCACAATAGACCAATACAAGCCACTGAATTGGTAATTGGAATTGCGGAAATTGCAACGCAAGCAGAGACTGATGCTGGAACAGATGATGAAAAGATTGTAACACCATTGAAACTGAGCGCAACACCAAAAGCACCAACTGTTATTCAGGACAGTGAGTCAGCAGTTGATAGCACAACGTCTACTACATTTCAATTAGCAAGACGATTTACAAAAACATTTGAATTAGCAAAATACAAAATCGAATATTCATTTGAATTAATAAGTACAGGAACGGCAAATGTGAGTTGTGAAGCGAGAGTTTTACTTGGTGGAAGTGAGTTGGCATTGACCAACTGGGAAATGAATAATTACAATGTTTGTTCTGGATTCGTTATAGTTAATCCACTCGCTGGAAGTCATAATATTGATTTTGAATTTAGAAGAAATGGATCGCCAAGTGGAACCGTATCAATTAGAAGAAAAAGACTTATCATAACAAAGGTGGTGGAATAAGATGACTGAATATCCTTATACAAAAGCTAGTGTGAATGCAACAAAGCTCACTATGGAGATTGAAGCCAACGAAATAATAGTGACAGACTTACAATACATTAACTGGAAAGCACCAGACGCTCTATCAATATTCTTTGATGGAACGCTTGGGGGCGGTGAGGAAACGGCATTGGATACGCTTGTATCGAACCATGATGGAAACCCGCCCACGACATATTCTCGATATTGTATATGTTGCAACCGGCATTACACAGAAGAGGGTATTTCTGCACCAACAGCATGTCCATATTGTAGTTCAACAATGATTAAAGTGGACGAGTGTGAATATCCGAAAGAATTAGAAGCTGATATAAATGCTGATGGTGGATATGATGGTGTCGTGGTGAAGATCACAGCAGGAGAGAATTTAGTATTCCCGAATGTCGCATACTTGAAATCTGACGGAAAATACTGGAAGACAGACAATGATGCAATAGCCACATCAACAGGAAAGGTCGTGATGATTCTAGAAACAATCGATGCGGATGCTTCTGGAAAAGCATTAAAAACAGGAAAGGTCAGAAACGATGCATGGACATGGACTACGAAAGGAGCGAGACTGTACATAGATCATATACATGGTGCTCTGACAGAAACAAAGCCAGACACGACAGATTATATTGGAAGGTGTGTGGCAGATATTACCGAAAATCTTGACATCATAGATTTCTGCCCAGACACTTCATACGTGGTGGTACCCTAATGGCTGAAAAAGTCTGGAATTACAAATACAAGGATACAGTAAAGATATCATCTGTGCCTTCAAATCTGCCGGGAATATCTGGTGATGTACAGGACATAACGGCAGAGAACAGTCCAGAATGGAACGTCGTAATAGAATACGATAAGAATGGGGTCGATTGTTACATATATTCGGATAAGGAGATCTCGGGCCTGGAACTTGTGGGAACTGATTTAAAGGTGGGTGAATAATGCCAATCTTGTTCGAATCTAATTTCAACGGCGAGGGAGAGGGAACAAGTCCACCTGTGAAATTTCTTAATAGTGTTGCATCCCCGATGGACATATTTGAAGTTGATGATGCACATTATCATTCATCCCCTCACGGTGCAAAGATGGTAGGTACAAATAAATACTGCCACTCAACTTATTCATTCACAGCAACGACAGAAAGGTTCAGCACCTGGCTGTACTTCGATACCACGAATAACAGTAGAGCATTGTACACACAAAGAACACCTGGCGACTTCGATCCTACTAAATGGCTAATATATATTAATTTTGACGCATCCGCCAATATCCAATACTATTCTGGTGGATGGCATGACACAGGAACAAATTACTCGACTGGCTGGCATCACATAGAGATCGTGCATGATTTTGGAAGTGACGTATATGATATGTGGTATGATGACTCCAAGATAATTTCGGGAGGCGGTTTCTACGCTGCCGGTGTTGCGGATAGTTTCAAGAGTTTCGGACATAATGTCGGTACTGGAAATCTATGGATGGATGATGTTCAGATAGGTGAAGCTTCTGGATGGGATGGAAACTACAACGGATTCGAGAACCCGAATCAATTAAATGACTATTCAAGAATTAATACAAGAGAAGTAAACGGATATGAGAGCGTGAGCTAATGACTGGTGAAGATGGGCAACCAAGTGCATTTGAACTCGGACAATTAATAGGCAAGTATGACGAATCCATGAAGAATATCAATGGTTGCCTAGGAATGAATGAATTACAATTAGATAATAAGGATATTCATAATGATATTGATGGTGTGCGGGGTGCTCTAAAAACCCATCGTGATAAGAAACATCTCTACAAGATAACAGATGAGGAATCCAGAATGACTAGGACTGGAAGGCATTGGGTTGAGATAGTATTAGGAGCAATTATAAGCATATCAACAGTTATAATAGGACTTAAACAGGCAGGGGTTATTTAGATGGGATATGAGATAGAATCTGATTTCACAAAAGACCCTGCAAACATGGGGTGGCTTCAGCAAGGCGGCTCATCTATTGCATGGAATACAGTGGATGCCATTGGCGGTTCTATCGGTGCTGTACCTGACATGAGGTATCATAAGTTTTTAGGTAAGAAGTACCAGCCTAATGAATTCATAAGTGCTTTATTCGCTCTTGAAGTTGGTGTCGTACCAATCGACAATGCCATAGCCCTTCTAGGATTCTTTGATTCACAGGAATCATCCGCTGAGGATTTGACATTATCCATTTATATAGATGGAACCAGACTTCATCTATATGTTGCTTATGATGATGCTAGTAATAAGAAAAGCACTGATTTCATTACAATATTAGATTCAAAAAAATACATTTGTGCAATAAGGAATGTGCCTGAAGATGGAAAGGCTTATCTTGGTTTATATGATTTCCTTACCCAGCAACTCATTCAAGAGATTAGCATGGATATAGATTCAACAAAGAACTTTGATTTAAATCAAGTTGGTCTATCTGAATGGAATTCCACTGATAATGTCTATAATGTTTGGGCTTATGAAATAAATGCAATAGGGGATCCCGAGACAATAGTGTATGAGGATTTGTATTGCACTCCTGAGCAAGCTAGGCAGATGACAAATCTGGATGAATTAAATGATATGAGTGATTCTACATTAGCAAGTCTTGAAACTGTCTTTGCAATGCCACAGGTGGATGCTAGATTCAGAGCTGAGGGATATGGTGCACCATTCAAAACAGGTGATGATACACCACCCCTTATAAGGGCCATCACAGCATTGCTCACATCAGCATATGCGGCTAGGAAATCATATATTGGTCATGATCCTAACGATAGCCCAGTCTATAAGGATGTTCTGAAAGAAGTAAATGCAATCTGGAAATCATTGCTGAATGGTGAATTAGAACTTCTTGATATTGATGGGAACTGGATAGAGAGGGACCAGCCTACATCAACAGATATGTTATCCACTACTGAAGGTCAACATGCATTATTCTCACTGGATGATTTACCAGACATCACAAATGTAATTTCAGGAGGGACATACATTGACCCCGGGCCTTAATGTTGGTATGGATATTCGTGGCTTGAAAAAGGCTGAACAAGCATTAAAGATAGCTAAAAAGGAAGTCCAGAAAACACCTCCATTGTGGGACAAAGCCGTGATAATATTGGAGAAATCACAAACAAAGACATTCAGATTACAAGGCAGACCGAAATGGAAAAAGACAGCCAGAGGCGGTAAGGTTCTCCAGTTATCAAATAGAATGATGCAGAGTGTAACTGCCTCATCACATCCAGCGGCTGTTCGTAAATATGGTAAAAGAACCCTGGTATTTGGAACCAAAATCATCTATGCACCATCTCATCAATTTGGATTTCCGAAAAGAGGAATTCCTGAAAGAAAGTTCTTAGCGGTCTATGATGAGGATATAAAGATGATGGAAAAGGTGTTCGCGGAGGATATAGAGCACAGGGTGGAGGTGTCCACGGGTGGTTAGAAGAGATATCAAATTAAGGTCATATCAAGCTAGAGTCTGTGAGCGTTTGGTAAGAATGCTCATGGATTATGAAGATAATGATGGTGTCAAGATATTTGAACAGTTCAAAGGACACATATTCTACAATGCCAAAAAGTCAACACCAACATATCCTGCTATGTACGTGTTTGTTGATGGGGGTTCAAGGGATCCTTTAGCCATAAAGAGACAAGACTGGTGGAACATAGAAGTTAAGGTATTCATGTACACAAAAGACCCATCAGAAAATAGTATGGATGATCATTATCTCTGGACTGAGGGGCTTGATAGGGTATGTAGGATTAACCCTCATTGGTACATAGATGGAGAGGAAGATTTAGGAATCCACAAAGGCGATTTACAAAACTGGGAATATGAATTTGCGTATGGTGAAAAATTCGTATTCTCAGAAACTGAAGCAACAATCAATGTTAGTAGAAAGCAATGTCTAGCGAATAAAATAAGTTAGAGGTGTGAAATATGAAAGAAACAGAAAGAATGTTTAAAATCGAGGAAAAGAAAAACAGTAATCTTATCGATTCGGCTCAAAAAGAATTGGATAGTGCCAAAAAAGCCAAAGCACCTAAGAGCACTATCAAGCACATGGAGCAGAGGGTAAAGGCACTTGAGGGTCGAAAGGACAAAATCGAGAAGGCCATTACCAAAACTAGGAAAGAAGAGATTACTGGTGATGAGAACGCCACGGCCAGCAGTGGTAAAAAGGCTGGAAAGACAACAAAAGGTGATGAATAATGGCATATTGCAACAAAACATTCGGAGGATTTGAGGGTGTCGTTGGAACTGGTACTGAAACTGTTTGTGGTGTGCCAGATGATAACATCGCACTTGCAACACTGAACAATTACGGTGTTGTAACTGACTTCAGCCCAGATGGATTCTGGCCGAATAGGACAAAGAAGAGAGGGATAGGGAATCAAGGAATAACCCAGAACAGGAGAACGAATGTAATTGGTGGATTTTCAGTGGAATACGCCGCTGTAGATGCTCTATTACAAGCAAGGCTGAAATATGCTTTCGGTGCGGCTGGTGCACTATCTGACCACATTGAGACATTCTTTACAGAGGGCGCGATGAAAAGGGATACCGCTACTGTGGCTCAATACAGATTCTTATACAACATGGCAAAGATTGTTGACTTTGAGATAGCAATCTCAGTCGATGAGCCAATCATGGTCACTGAAAACTGTGTTGCCCAGTATGTCAGGAAATCCACAACAAAAACATATCCTGCTGTTCCTGATGAAACACTAGCAGATATATTCGCAGCAGTTACAATCGGTGCGGATCCTGCAGATATAGCTGATGATATGCTGATGTACTATGAGGGTGACCCAATCCTTGTAGAAGACCCCAGCGGTTCACCGTCTGATTTACAGTTGCTTGGTGTTCAGGATATGACACTATCTATATCCCGGGGAACTGAGCAAAGGCGCGGAATCAGGAGAGGTCTGGAAGGTAGGATGGCCTATGAGATGGCTGAGAAGGTCAGAGACTTGACACTCACACTGACAAAGGACTTCCATGATGTAGAGGAATATGATCGAATGGTCGCCAATGAAGGATTCGATTTCAAGTTTGATATCGGGACAACACGAATCACTCTTGTAGGAGGAGTCTGGGAAGGTCAACCGCCAGCAATAGCTGAGGAAGATCTTATATCAGAGAGCCTAACGGCATCCTTTGAAGGCGCAACATACGCAACAATCCCATAGGTGAGGGGATAAACTCACCTAAGTAAATCCACGAGGTAGATAATATGAGTGAAGAAAAGAAAAATGATGAATACGGGCTTAAAACCCCACCGCCAAAAGAATATGAGACTGCCAGAGGTAGAGAATTCCTATTCGGAAAGCCAGCCTTAAGACATCGGATGATCGTTTCTAAAGTCATGAAGTTCATAGCGAAGCCAGCAGCCAATTATGGTGGCATAATAAAATGTGCTAAAAAGCGAAAGATGACCGTTGAAGAGTTCCTTAAACTGGATGAAACCAAACTCACAAAAGATGAACTGAAAGAGGTCATGAAGGGAACTGACAATGATAAGAATGCTGAATTCGCTGGTGAAATGATGGATATTCTTGTTGATGTCCTGTTGGCGACCATCAAGAAGAGAGATGGTGAAAAGATAGTCCCACGCTTTGATAACCATGATGATTTGGAAACCGTGATGGATGATTTGGGTGAATCAATAGAATTATTCCCAATTGCCCTAAAATGGGTGCAACTGGCAATAGCCGATATTGGAAACATCAACCGAAAAAACTGATACGAGCCATCAAGTCTGGGAAAGGTGCGGCCAAGCACGACATCTTGGTATTGCATTTCCTACTTGACAAATATGGTGGGTATCCAGATAGATGGCTCGACCAAGACTGGGCGGTTTGTGTCAAACTCCTGAATGTGAATAGCATCATTCAAAATATTCAGGAACGAGAGCGTAAGAAGAAACGCTGGAAGGACAAGAAAAAAGGCAGTGGAAAATCAAGGAAGCCAAGAAAGAAACGATGAGGTAACAAGATGGCGGGCGAAGTCAAACTGGCAATAATACTCACGGCGAGTATGCAAGGAGGCCAAGCCTTCAATCAGGCTGGAGGTGGGATAAAGGGTATTGGTGCAGCTGCCAAAGCCGCTGTTCCTATGTTAGCCGCCTTCGCCGCCTATGCTGCCTTTGAATTTCTAAAAGATTCTATAAAGATAGCCGTGGAATTTGAGCAAGTCATGGCTGAGGCTGGATCAATTGTCGGAAAGACAGCCGATGAAATGAAAGGCTTATCAAATGAAATCCGTGAAATGAGCAAGGAAATTCCAAAATCACCTAGGGATCTCGGAACTGCTCTATATGATATCTTTTCAGCAGGTATAACCGATTCAGCCGAAGCGATGAACGCATTAGAATTATCCGCAAAAACAGCATCTGCTGGTCTTACTGAAACGGCCACAGCCGCCAAAGCAGGAATATCAACAATGAATGCCTTTGGCATGGAAGCCGCTGAATTGGAACATATCTTTGATGTCCAGTTTTTGACAATTAAATTTGGTATTCTGCGTTATGAGGAATTGGCTTCAGTCGTTGGTCAATTATCCCCATCTGCCAAAGCCGCTGGTCAATCTATGGAATCAATGTTTGCTACGTTGGCTATTCTAACAAAGAAGGGTCTTAATGCGGCTGAAGCATCAACAGCATTGGCTAGGGCAATGGACGGATTGACAAAGCCAGCAGCCATCAGAGCAGCCGCTGAATTGGGCATAAGCTTTGTAGAAATGACCTCAGAATCTATAATAGCTCGAGATGAGTTCTTAAGACAGAAAACCGCATTGGATGAATTGTCTAATTCTTATGTCCGGGTTGAAGGTGATGTTAAATCTCTTGGAGAGGAGATGGCAAAGGTATCCTTAGAAGAAGCTAAAAATAGATTGGAAATTGCCAAAATACGGCGTGAAGCTGAGAAAGAAGGAAGAGATATAAGTGAAGCTGAAGCCAACAGAATTGCCGAAATAGAGGATGCAAATGCAGATTTAACAATATCATATAGTGAGATGTCGGTAGCCCAACAAGAAGCCCGGATTCAATCAACAGATTTGAACAATGCTATGGAAGCCCAGAAAATAGCCACTGAAGGGGCACAAAAGGCATTTGATGAGCAGATAGCCGCAACTGGTAATTTCAGACCATTGGTTGATATTGTTGAGGAAATTGGTGAGAAATATGGTCATTTAGGAGAGGCCGCTAGAGCTGATATAATTGGCCAGATGTTTCCTCAAATCAGAGCAAGAAGGGCAATACTAGCCATCATGGGTAGTGAAGAAGAACTCATTGCCATTACAGATGAAATGACTGATACGGCTGGAGCAATGGGTGAGGCATACGCTATAAACACAGATACAGCGGCGGCTGGTGCTCAGCTGATGCAGAATTCCATGGAGGATTTGAAGATTGAAATCGGCGATGAAATGATGCCAGTCATGGAACAGTGGAATGAGATTCTGCGTGATGATTTGATTCCAATGATACAGAGCACATTCATACCAATACTCGAATCAATGATGCCTGTTATAAGACAGATTGCAGAGGTTGTTGGTCATCTAGGTAGGTTGTTCGCAGATTATCCTGAATTGCTATGGCTCATTATAGGTGCAATGATAGCTTTGAAGGTTGCTCAGATAGCTGTAAACATTGCAATGGCATCTAATCCTATTGGTTTAATCATTATCGCGGCTGCAGGATTGATAGCTCTTATAATCCTAATGGTTAAGCATTGGGATGAGATTTCGGCGGCATTCCAGAGGGTTGGTGATGCTTTCAAATCAGCATATGATTCTAGTATTGGGCCAACAGTAGAAGCCATCAAAGGAGCTATAGCAGACATCATAGAAGGTTGGAGTTGGTTGGGGGATTTATTCAACATTGTAATGGCTTCTTTTGCATCTGCCTATGATACATATATCAAGCCACCGCTTGACTTTTTTGTTATTGGAATAATGTTGCTAGTAGATTCATTGCAAGGGCTTTGGGATATGATTGTTAAAGTTGGTCAAGAATTCGATAAGGTGTTTGGACCAATAAATGAAGCTATAAGTGGGACGGGAGAGTTCATTGGTGGCCTTGGTGAAGGTTTAGGTGGTGTCCTCGGATTTGCTGATGGTGGAATAGTTACAGAACCTACGCTTGCTCTTATTGGCGAGGCTGGATCTGAGGCCGTTATTCCGTTGAAGGATGGTGCTGTTCCCGTGGACATCATTGGCGGTGCTGTTGGTACAGGAACTGGTATTGAAACTCACGATACATATAATCTGACAATTCAGACAGGTGTATTACCTGAACAGGAAACTCCTGAAAGTCTGGCAGATAAGATCACTCAGGCATTGACTGAAGCAAAGATGAGAGGGGCTACTGGAGGTTGAATATCATGGTAACTGGAAAAGGATTCTATCTGGATGTTGATGGCATATACAAAGATGTTGATGACAATGAGGAAATAGCCATTGTAGAACTTGAACATTCAGTTTATGGATTAATCAAATATGTTGTGTATGATGATATGAATCATGTCGTTAATTGGACACTGACAGAGGAATATCCAAAACTTCCAGATGATTGGATGGAGGAGATTTGATGGCAATACAAACCATATATATAGACACAAATGCTGATGGAATGATGTGGTCAACTAACCCAACATTAAATTATGGTGGTTTTGTTTGGAATGTTGTCGGTGTACAACAATTAGGCGGTATTATGCGTGGCCTTATGAGATTTAAAGTACCCAAATTTGTTGGTAATATTTTATCTGCTGAATTACAATTAAGAGCCTATGATGCCGACCCTATACAACTTGGTTTTTATATATTAAAATCACCAACAGATGATTTATGGATTGAAGGTGTGTCTAATGGTATAGTTGATCCAAGAGGTTATAGTTGGAATGATTTTGCTAAGGGTTTTGGGTGGTCAGCTGGAGGTGCTGAAGGTGATTATGATAATTTGGTTGGCATATATATAAATTCATCATATGTTTTGTGGGAACACACTGTTTATATACCATTGGATATAGAAAATTTCACATTTAATCCAAACAAGAATTATACTTTTTTATTAAAATCAACAAATGAAATCATAGCAGATGTTTCAGTAGCGTTTGCAACGAAAGAAGCAGGTTCAACTAAAGCAAGATTGGTTTTAGAAATTGAAATAGATAATTTCGATATTCCAACATTATCAGCTGAAACAATAAGTTCAACACAATTAGATTTATCATGGGATAAAACCGAGTTAGACGATGATAATTTCACCCATTATCTTTTAGAGCAATCTGATACTGGTGTTGGTGGGTGGACAACTCTAGCCACAATCACAGATAAAGATACAGTCAAATATGAACATACTGGCTTAGTAGGTCAGGGTAATGTGGATGACTATGATGAGGATAATGATACTTATCCAAATGGTAGGACAAAATATTATCGGCTATCTGTTGTGTCAGATATCTTTGGTGCAACTGGGTATGGAATAGCAGATGCTACAACAATACAAGCGATAAGGCCAGTAAGATTATTATTCTCACCAAAATCAAAATATTGGGATGAGGATTTCATAGACGATAATTTAATCTATGCCCCATATGGGGTTGAAATAATACCAGAATGGTATGATGATAATGATATAACTGATGAAAATTACATAGATAAATTAACTGTTGAAGCATATTTCAGAGGCGTATCTTCATGGCCTGGTACGGCCAGTGAAACTAATGATTTCACCCCAGTGGATTTCATTTCCGGTGGGATAATAAAGGGTGATGTCGGATTCAAACCTTACAAAGTGAAGGGTAAAATATATGATTCTGGGGGTCTGTATCGTAAAGCCACAACAGATAAAACAACAGAACAATTTGATGTCGCATGGCCATCACCATGCCCAGTAGCAATCCCGGATGGTGCTTATGCTGATGCACCGCCGGCACTCAATGGAAGACCTTTTGCATCTGGCGATCTAGTTCCTATTGATTTGTCTGTAGCTGGTCAACAATCTGGTGAAATAATATTCAAAGATGATTTTGCAGGTGCTCCAGGAGATGATGGTAAATGGGGATGGACTATATCGGGTGCTACTGCACCAGTATATGGAACCGGTGTCGGAGGTGCGCCTGTAATGAAAACTACACATAATGGTGCACCAACTCTTTCAACAATTTATAAAAAACTATTAGGGCAAACCAGTCCAAGTAATAATTATGATAAATATTTATCAAAATACACTGGAGGATATAGATTAAAGAAAATATTTAGATTTGATACAAGTTGGACTTTCGGTTCTGGTTTATATTTTATAATAAGTACAACTGCATTTGACAATATAACACCTGGCCATGGTTCTAAAAGTGGATATGAATTGCATTTCAATTACGGTCAGAACAATATGAAGGTGTATCGACAAGGAAATTTTGTAGTTGATCATGTGTTGCTAGCATCATTCGGTATAGGGGGTGTTAATTCGCCATTATTGCCAATAAATAAAGGCAAATTTATCTATTTTGATATAATAATATCGCCATATTTTGGTTTGTCTGGTGAGGGAGATGTAATAACAATAATATACAATATAGATACAACACTAGCTGGTGTTCAAAATATAGATTACAAAACTCATCCTTACATATATACACTTATATCAAACAATCACAATCCAGCCGACCAACAGCATTATACTGGAAGAAATATGATATTAGTAAGTTCTTTAACCACACCTCAGACAAATGCGATATTTGAAATATACGATGTTGATATAATTGGGCGTGTAAATGGTCAGGGATATGGAGCTAAGAATCTTACAAATGAACAAATACTTGATTTAGTAAATTCACCAATACCGTCATTCCCGATATCATGCGCTCCAGATTTAGCATCACAATTATGTTACATAGAAGGTAGAATAAAGAATGAATATGGTGCTCAATCTAGAACAGGTGAAGTTGACGATTATCAGGGTGACACTTTCAATAATGCAATACCAATAGGATTCTTATCTGTTTCGAAAACAGGCTTTGTTGGTGCTGATGTCTTAATAGATGCAAGCCAGTCAATAGACCCTGAAGGTGGAACTCTAATATACAAATATGATTTTGGTGATACTGAAACATTAGAAACATCTCAATCATCAGTATCTCATCAATACACCTCAGCTGGAACATACACAGTAAAACTCATTGTAGAAGATGAGGCTGGATTATTGAGTGTTGAGGTACAATCAGTTATCACAATATATGATGCGCTAGGCCAATTTGAAGAGGTATCATTGATGTCGCCTTGGGAATCTATATCAGATTCATCACCACCAGGGACTAGTAAGACATCACATCCTGAATTGGATTATGATACCGTTCAAACAATGGATGGTGGGAATCGTGTATTCAGTCTTACAGGGCAACACCACGATCCAGATTGTGATATTGATTTGGCCACTAGAATGACAAATGCCGAGGAAGAGAAGGATTACTTCCACACACTGTATAATAAATCGAAATTAATCACATTGGATCTGGTATTCTTTGGTAAGGTCAGAGGTGTAATCACAGACCACAAACCATCAATGGCCGTAGATGACCAGCAAGCCTTCCAGTTCTCAATGACATTCCAGGAGATTGATGTGAGGCAATTTGAATGATTAAGCCCAGTGTCAAATTAGAGTTGAACAATTCAAGGTTCAGGCATTGGAATTCAATATCTATTACCCAGACTCTTAATGCATTATCTGGAATTTCTATAAGTATGCCTAATCCAGCTGGATTATATACGAATCTATCATTAGAGGATATGCCAATCAAAGCATGGCTAGGATGGGATACTGATAATCCACCTCTATTATTTGATGGATATCATGATGATCCATCGTGGAAAGTAGCAAAGGCTAGTCTGGGAATGGCATTAACTGGCCGTGATTTTGGAAGAATTCTATTTGATGAACTCACTGTTGATTCATTATTCAATACATATGGAAATCCAATTGACAAAGGATACATATTAGATTACATCAGATATCTTAATCAGAATCTATCATCACCATTATCTGAATTGTTCCAGAGAAATACATCTGACGACAATTCATCTGATTTTGAATACACATTCTCTTATGAAAAGGCACTAGATGAGATTAAGAAATTAGTTGTATATGGTGGTTATGAATGGCTAATGACACACGATCAAGATGATAACCGGCGATTCATTGTAAGACCGCCAAAAGAGTTGACCGCGGTCAATGTAACCCACGCATTCATTGTAGGGGATGAATCTAATTATTCAGATATCCCATCACAAGCTGCTATTCACCATGTAGAATCAATTGGTGTCAAAAAGAATTATGGATTCAAGAAGAATTATGTTAAAGTTCAAGGGGACGGTGTATCTGCAGTGTACCCATTAAGCCCACCCTCAAGTCCAAAACATCTATACCATGAGGATGCTGGAATCACAACCGTTGCTGATGCACTGGCAGTAGCTCAGCAATTGTGGAACCAGAAATCATCTCCTAAAGTCCTCGTGGATTTCAGTGGTGTAGGTGTGGAACAATTGAGGGTGGGCGATATCGTTTATGTCAATGATCATAGATATGGTGCATCACAGCTTCCATCCAACATATTCAGATTGATTGGAATAACAGATACAATCTCAAAAGGATCTGGATGGAAAGCCACTTTCAAGGTTGCAGATTTTGTTCCTACATTATTCCAGTTCTTTGATGGCACTACGGGTTTGTGATACTCGTAGATTCTGATGAGGCACTCGAAAGACGGTTGCGACAAATCAAGGACTTTCTTAAGATACTTGCATTGATAGTGTTCATCATATGCTTATTATTATCATTACAATAGGTCGAGCATAGCAGAAACCGATTATAAATCCAATATCGTGTTTCCACATGCCCGATAGTAGATGGGGCTTAAATGACCCCTCTAAACGATTATTTCTTTAAAATATATCCTGCGCTTATTGGTGAAAGCCATCTATCAATATTTATATCGTGTATTTGCTTGTGTGTAGCAGTTGTATTTATAGCTAAATTCTTATTTTCTACATCTCTGAATTTGACTGTTGACCAATTATCTGACATCAGTAACGGCATGGCTGGAATTAGTTCACTCATTTTTTCACATCCAATTTCAGTCCACAGTATTCCTCTATAACAATACAATGCTTGCAGTGTCCCACTTCATTGCACACATGGCAAATATTTGGGTGTTCAACACACTCCATACAGCATAGGTATAGATGTATTGTCTGGAAGGCAACGCTACTCTCAAGTCCACCAGCTTCGCATTCAAATCCGCATTTCCTCAACTCTGTCAGAGATTCACGCATTTCCCTTATCTGTTGATAATTAACTCCCATTCATTTCACCTCATCAGCATATTTCCATTCAACCTTACACTCTGAGCATTGAACTGTCTTTGTGCCAAACCACACATGACCGCCACAGTTAGGGCATTTATTCCATTTCTTCTTCCACTTCTTCATTATGTGCCACCTCACCAATAATGTCTATCGTCAGCATGTCCAAGTTTTCAAAGTGAGCCTCCAATACCTCTTTGAAATACTCTTCAAGAGTCTTACATTCCAATAGCTTACCGCATATATGACAGCGCATCATTGCAATGCCTCCCTGCAGTCTTGGCATATCAGTTTCACACATTGCTGCCTCACTTGGAACACCACATGGTCACCTTGCTTCTTGTACATTGACATAACATCCAGTGGTGGTTCTTCCAAATACAGTTCCCTGATTGAAAACAATGTCAAGCAGTCATCGCAATATGCTTGAAGTTTGTTCATAACAATCTCATCTTGAGATTTGGCTATCTCGAGCATCATTTCAGTTGTCATCATTGTCAAGCTTGTTTTGTTTCTATCAATCAGACCTTCCATTCATTTCACCTCACTTGTTGGACAGTTGCCTCGATAGTTCCCACAATGTCTACAACATGCCCTTTCATCCTCAATTTCCCTAGTACTTGGAATGAACATATTATGACAATTACCGCATGACCAAGAATCAGTTGACATCTTCTCGTACTTTTGTTGAAGTTGATTAATTGCATGAACATCATTAGCGTTCTCTGCAATTAGGGTTATCTGTGCTGGCTTTCCATTGAACATCTCTCTTTCGATTTCCATTCAATCACCTCATCAAAAGCGGAAATCAGCCATTGCGGATTCTTTGCTCAATTGAGCATCTGGGTGTTGAAGGTATGGAACGTCAGCAAAGTTGCAAACAACGTGCTTACCACACTCATGGCACTTCTTCAAATCAGCATGCCATAACTTATATGGGTCACCGTTGCCGTCACGCTCTGATACGGTTACTCCATTCTTTTCAGTCCCCATTTCAACTCCGCACTCTCCGCATATCTCTTTATTTGTCATCTCAGTCACTCTCCAATTCTGTTATGCTCTTATTCAAATGTTCAATAGCCAAATCATGTTGGCCATTCTCGATCATTGATATTACACCTCTCAAAGCATCTGGGAAATCTTTGTTTGTGTTCAGTTCTGAGATAAAAAAGCAAGCATCCATAATCAAATCGCAATCGCATATGGCAATTTGATATTTATGAAACACTTTTGCCATTCTTTCCTTTGCATCATCGTAGTTTTCAAATTCTGTCATAATGTTATCTCCTTGTTCTTATACCATTCAGGCATTCTAGCCAGTGAAATGTACATATTATAACCGCGTTTGGATTGTCTGAACCAACCCTTTTGCTCAAATTTGTTGATACGTCTTAATGTTTGGGCATCTCCCAGCTCCCATTGTTTAGACAGTCTATCAACCAATTCATTCCTACTAATCCTTTCGCCAGATTTGACACCATCCCTTTTACAGATATTCTCATACATCTCTATAACATCTGCCAGCTGGCGTTTCTCTCGCCGGTTCTTGTCCTTAGCTGGTGTGAATCCAGCCTCGAACAATCCAATTAGCGTAGTCCAGATGGGCATCATATATTCTCTGGCATATTCGACATCCTCTGGCATGAGGGTATCATCCAATCTTAGAATCATGTGATGCCATGCTAATTTCCATGTATGCTCGATCCATCTTTGGGTGAATTCCTCAAGTGATTTCCTTGGTCTTTCATTGATATTATTCAATTTCAGGAATATTTCATCCACAAGATTTTTAAGGCATCTTCTGGCTTTCTTATCTATCTTAATTTGAATTCCATCCTTGGTAGACCAGTATTCGTTCACATAAGCCAACTTCTCAATCAGGTCATCATATTCTGAATCTTTGGACTTATTAGATTCTAGCATATCAGTGAGTTCTTTTGATATCCCTATCCTATCATCTATTGATAGCATGTTAAATATGACTATCATACGCTGTAAGAAACCGCGCTTTACAATGGTATCATAGAAGTTATCTGGTGGATATGATACAAAAAACAATGAGCATTCTGGATTGAATTCATGCCAGTTACCATCAGGCAATGTTACGCCAATTATGTTATCATCAGTTCCCATTGGATTTAATGTAATCTGAAAATCCAACATTGCTTCCTTAGTCTTTTTAGTTGACTTGAGATCAAATAGAACATCAGCCTCATTCATGATTAAAACATCTATGATATCCCTATCTTGTTCTGGCGTGGGATCCAATGCGCCCGGGATGATTTTAATAATCTTACAATCTTTCTTTTGTTTCGGGTCATATTCCTTAACAGTTTCTGATGTGCCAGTGAGCGATTCGTGGTCTATATTTGTAACTATCTGGGCATTGATATTAAGCGATTTGACAACCTTAAATAAGAAGTTCATGCCA